TCTGTCTTATAGCTTTGTCTATTTTGTAATCAACCCATTTTGTATTACTCATTAGCCACCAAAGATAATTACATGCAATGGTTTCGTCTTGCCAATTTGGAGATCTGCTATACCTGTAATGAAGTTTAATTACATCTTTATTCCCCCTAGTTTTATCTATCAACTTGTCAAAAATACCCTTGTTTTCATTTTCCATCAAATGCAAAAATTTGATGATTTGCGGGAAAGGTTGTCTTAAAATATGTTCGATATGCTCAATCGAATTAATACTCTGTGTTATTTGTTCTGATGTAATATATCCTGATGGATGTTTTTTTTGTAAATATAAATGGACATTATCCACTTCTTTTAGACTCATAAAAAAATTAGAAAATGGATTGCCATCTAATTTTACTGCTATTTCTCTTGGGTATTTATTTACACCAAGCATTTGAAAGTAACCTATTATTTCTTTATCAGTACCATCAAAACCATATATTGATTTACCTACAAGGAATTTACACTTAGAGTTTTTTAATAAACTATGTATAAATGCATTGTCATAATGATCTGGAAAATATACTTCACTTGCTATACTGATTAATGGTTTTTCTTTCTTGCCATAAACGACCTTTGCTTGCAAAATTTCTGAATGATTTTTAAATTCCACAAAATTTTTCTTATATTGAGAAAACAACCATTTGTGAATTTGAACTATTTCAGAAATTGATAAATCTTCGCAAAATTTGTTGTTGATTTCCTCGAATATTTGTTCATAGTTTAGAGTTTTATATGGATTGCCATCAAATGTTTCAATAAGCTTTACTATATCCATATCAAACAGCTCACAAAGAATAATAATTTGTTCTTGTAATGCAAAGTCAAAATTTAACCAGTTTGGAAGGTCAATATGATTGTTAATTTTGTTATCTATTATGTAAAGTTTTTTTATAGAACTAGCATTTTTATAATTGATATCAAAGAATAAATCTGGATATGTATCTGTATTTCCAAATTCATTATAAAAAAGTTTGAAAAGCAAAGAATAATATCTGATTTTTTCGTTTACATTTGGGAATTCTAAAGTAGAAATGTACTTGTTAATTCTATTCCTGAAGTCTTCTACACTATATGCATTGTAACTTTTTACACCTAAAAACTTGATAAAATTTAAAATTTGCTCATCTTCAGTAAACTCAATTAAATCATCAAATTGAGAACCATTTACATATTTTGCAAATTCCATAGACGAAATTGGCAATTGGATACTGTTTCCAACATCACCATCAACACTAAGAAAAGAGCCATTTACATTAGGAAATATTTTTTTTGTTTTTAACAATTCAATAAAGTTGTCAGGAAATTGATAATCCTCAAGAAAATGTTTATAATCCGAAACAGCCACCAATTTTAGAAGACCAAAATGGTCATCAACTTGATCTGATGTATATTCTTCTAATACTGAAAAAATAAAAGGTATGAGATGCTCGATTGTTTGTCTGTTGCTTTCGTCTTCTCGAATTAGGTAATTTCTGCTTTGATTTAATTCGAAGGTGGCATTAAGCAAGAAACTAAACGGATTTTCAATTCTGGTTCTAAAAAATGAATATAAATAATTGTTTTCAATCTTATGTTTTGATGGAATAGCTAATCCTAAAAAAACTTTTTTGTCGATGTTTTTTCCTTTTTTTTCATCGAATATGCTAATATTTTTCCTTGTTGAATATAAAGTGTAGTCCCAAACTTTTACATCACCTAATAGGGAAATTTTTATGTTCTCTTTTTTAATTTCATTATCAATGTCAGTGCTTTTAAGTATTTCTTTTTTGTAGTGCTTAAGCTTATCGTTATCTATGTTCAATATAAGTTCTTTGGTATTTCTCAAGAAAACTAGAACATCTTCTTGTACCATTTCTTTGATTTGGTTTTTTATTACTTGTGATACTGATAATCCTTGTTCATTTTTGAAATTTGATTTACATATGATTTCAATTTTTGTATCATATTCCGAACTATGTTCGCCATTGTCAAGAATAATTGGTGCGGACAATACAGAAATCGGTGTGTTCTTGAGTTCTTCAGCTAACGACGGTTTTTTGATTATAATCTCCTTTTCTAAATTAGAAACACCGTTTTTACTGAACTCGACACATACCTTAGTGCTTGATATTTTAATAGTTTCTGCCCAAGATAATATGGATCTAAATCCAAGACCTTTGTTCCCAATTACATCTTTTAATAGTGGATCTTTTGGGCTGTCATCAGCAAGCATTATTGAATGAATACCTTCAAAATCGAATGGTTTACCTGTATTTTCAATAATTAAATTATTATCCTTAAGAGTAATAACAACTTTACCTTTTCCTCTTGTTCGTTCGTCTTCATATGCTGCATCTTCGGCATTTTGTAAAAGTTCAATTAATTCTCGACCTCTGTATTCCTTAGCAACCGCTTGTTCACGCTGGAAATCACTCCGAATTCTTCCAGAACGTCCTTCTGTATATTCAATGATAACCTTATTGCGCTCTTCATAAATTTTTTGATTATCAATGAATTTGATGGTTTGTTTAACTTCTTCCATATTTACCTCTGCTTTTTCATGGTTGGAACTGTGTTTTATATGTTTCGTAATTTAAAAGCTGCATGTTCTCATTATAAAAGTTTTTCATAATAATAAATATTATTTTTAACCTTGCTGTAATTACAATTAATTATCCTCCGATGATATGCCATGAGCTTTAAATAACTCTTTTAGTTTTTCCTTCATAATAACTGTAGGTTCATGATGACCTTTTTCCCATCTATTAACAGATACTAAAGACGTATTTAAATATTTTGCCAATTCAGTTTGAGACCAGTTTAAAATTGATCTTAACTTAATAATTTTAGATGCGTAATTATCACTCATATGTTATCCTCTTTTTTAATCGTTATAAAAGATTATAACATTTTATCACTATTTAACACTTTTGTCAATCTAGACGATATTTCTCTTAATTAACTTCTTTTCCATTTCTAAATAGAAAAGTAACCGTTCCATCTTTGTTTACTGTTGCTCTATCAATTAAGTAGCACCAGATGTTTTCATCAAACTCTTCAATAATTAACGGTCTATTTTCTAGATCTTTTACAAATGCTTCTAGGTACTTGGCTTTAGCTTTTTTCTCAGCTATTTCAAGTTCCTTTTTATTCAACTTTTCACTTATCGAATTGTGTTCAGCGTCATATTCATTGTATCTTTCTTGGAACTCATCCTGATTCATAGCTTCATTTGCATTCTTTGAAATAAGATTCTCAACCAGAACTATTATGTCCTGGCCTCTTTTCTTTAAAGTGTCTATTTCTTTTTCAACTGCTGATGTATCGCATAAAAGCTGAATCATTTCTTTAGTGTCTTCAACTAGTTGAGTTCTGTTACTCATAAACTTTGAGTATGCTTCAAGGAACATTTTTTTTATTTCATCTTCTGTCAATGAAGGAGTTTCGCATTTAGCATGGGCTTTGTTAAACTTGTCATTGCATCTATATACTTCTTTTCTATATTTGTCGTTTGAATGCCAAACTTTAAGTCCGTAGAAGCCGCCACAATCACCACAGATTAATTTACTTGAAAATGTATTCGTGCAGTTGTAGGTATAGCCTAGTTCTTTTCGCTTTTTCATTTCAACCTGTACTATTTCCCATTCTTCAGGATTGATGATTGGTTGATGGTGTTCAGAAACGTAGAAGCTCTCAACCTCTCCATTGTTTCTAACTAGTTCATGTGTTAAATAGTTCTTAACAAAAGTCTTTCTGATATGAGCATCACCTTTGTACTTTTCGTTTTTGAGCATGCTTTCGATTGTTGAAACTCTCCATTTATCCTTACCCGATGGGCTCTTAATTCCTTCTTTTTCAAGGTATTGAGAAATCCATGTTGTTGTTTTACCTTTCATGAAAAGTTTATAAATAAGTCTAACTAGTTTTGCTTGTTCTTCATTAACTATGAATCCTACTTTTGGATTGTCTGGATGCTTGTCGTAACCTAGAAAGTTTGAATAAGCAACGCTAGTTATTCCTTGTCTATATCTCTTATCCTTACCCCATTTTACGTTCTCTGAAATATTTCTACTTTCTTCTTGTGCTATACTGGCGTTTATAGTTAGATTGAGTTCACCATTTGAATCGAAGTTTGATATGTTGTTTTCTTCAAAAATAACTTCAACTCCTGCTTCTTTCAATTGCCTAGCAAGTCCTACTGTATCAAGTGTGTTTCTAGCAAAACGTTGAACTGATTTCAAAACAATCATGTCCATCTTTCCATCAAGTGCATCCTTAATCATTAAATTGAAGTTAGCACGATGCTTTCTGCTTGTACCTGTAATTCCTTTATCGGCGTACATTCCAACAAAAGTCCAATCAGGTCTTGATGAGCAGTATTCGGTATAATGCTTGATTTGAGCCTCATAAGAATTGATTTGTTCATCTTGCTTTGTAGAAACTCTCGCATAAGCAGCTACTCTTTTCTTCTGAATTGCATTTGTTGGCAAATGTGTTATAGGATTTACCTTTTGAGGAATAACTGTAATTTTACCCATTATTCTTTTCCTCCTTTCTGAAGATTACGTTGTCTTGCTTTCTCTCGCATTTCTGGAGTCCATGATTCGCTTCTTGAACGATCTTTCCAAATGATCACTTCAACCTTACCGTTAACAAAATGAACTTCAAGCATATTGTTTTCTTTAACAATTATCTTCTTAATCTTGGTTCTCATCTTTGTCTCATCGAATGTTAAAATTTTAAGAACATATGTAATCTCAAGCATAAGTGTTTCTTCAGGAACTGCTTTTGAATGACAGTAGGCTTTCCCTAAGTCGTTATAAGTAACACATTCGTATTTACCTTTACCGTTGGTTTTTTTGTATTTGTAGTTCTTACCGCAGTTGCCGCAAACAAGAATTCCTGTAAATGAATGTTTTTCACTTTCCTTGCTTGCTCTATTAAATCTGGCTTTTCTTAATTCTTGAGCTTTTTCAAAGGTCTCAAGGCTTATAATAGCTTCATGGTTATCTTCAACTAAGTAGATATCCTTTTCACCTTTATTGACTCTCGTAAGTTTTGAAAGGTAATCAACCCTATAAGTCTTTTGAAGCATTAAGTTGCCTGTGTAGTTATAATTAGTTAGGATTGTTCTTATTGCATTCTTTTGCCACAGAACACCAGTCTTTGATTTAAGTCCTTCGTTGTTTAGAATCTTTGCTATCTTGCAGTCCCCATTTCCTTCTAAGTAAAGGTTGTAGATTCTTTTAACTAATTCAGCTTCTTCCGAAACAATCGTGAATGTATGCATCTTTAATTTGTAACCTAAACAATCCCTACCACCATAGGATATTCCTTGTTCAAAGTTCCGTTTTACTCGCCATAAAGTGTTAAGGCTACAAGTTCTAGATTGTTCTTGAGCTGCACCTGCAAATAAGGTAATAAGCATCTCACCATCGGATGAAAGTGTGTGTATTCCTTCTGACTCGAAGAAAATATCTACGTTGATATCTTTCATGGCTCTAACCCATTTAAGAGTTATTTCTGTATTTCTCGCAAATCTTGTAATGGACTTTACTAGGATAATATCAATTTTGCCTTCTTTGGCATCCTTAAACATCTGTTCAAAGTCTCCACGACTTCCTTTAGTGCCAGTTTTACCTGCATCTGAATAAACGCCTACATAATTCCAACCAGGATTACTTTGTATGTAACGTGAATAGTAATTAACCTGATTAAATAAGCTATGAAGCATTGTATCTTTATCGCAGGATACTCTAGCATAAGCACAGACGTTTAATTTTCTAGGAACTTTCGTTTGTTTTTCAATTGTCTGAATGCTTGCCATCTTCATTTACCTCCTTAGAATTTGGTATCATATTAATCACTCTAAAGGGAGATAATATCAAGTCATTTAGGCGATATATACTCAACGAATTTAATGAATATTTTTTTGCCATTTTCGTTTCAATTTTCATATACTCTTGTTCAGTAATTAGGCCCATATTCACCATAGTTTTCGCTTGGATCATTGCGTTTAAATAATTACTTTCATTTGCCTTCATAACTTTCTCCTCCTTTATAACGTTTTTCTAAATAGCAATCCCATGAACAGTACTTTCTATTTAGGCTTTTGAAGGTTTTGAAAGTCTTATGGCAGCATTGACATTCAATTTCTAATGTCATTTTTTTATTGTTGTTTCCATGTTTTCTAAGATAAGATCTTCTGCATTGATCCGAACAGTATTTTCTTTTTTTGTGGTTTTCAATCTGGACTAGTTTCTTGCCACATTCAAGACAATATGTAGCTCCGTTTTCTAATTTCTTGCATAAGGTACTGACGGTACTTTTAGAAAGATTTAATTCTTTAGCAATTATTCCGTAACCTAAACCTTCATCTCTCATTTTTATAATTTGTTGTTTCTGTTGATTAGTCATATTTTCAACCTCCTTACAAAGGTCAAATGGGAGATTTGTACCCTAGCTGCCAAAAAAAATAAAAATTTTTTAAAGCAATAAAAAAAGCCTGCCAGATTTTACTCCAGCAGGCAATTTTCACTTTAATGATTAAGTTTAGTTTTTTCACAAAATGTAGTATTTTTAACTTTTTTTGTTTTTATCTGTAAGTTGCTTAAGAATTTGATTAGTTCCAGTTGCAGCAAGACCAGATGCACCACCAAGAATTATGGCTAAAACAACATTTGGTGCTGCGATAATATCTGGAATAAAGTAATAGCAAATTACACCAGAAATGACTCCCAACACGAGTCCAATTAATGGATAGAAATGACTAACCTTTTCGTTATTGTTTGTTGCTTTCTTTATGACTTCGATAATGGCATATACTGCAGCAACAATTGCAGGTACGCTAATAATAGATAAGTATTCCATAATAATCCTCCTTATTTATGTGCTTGCTTATTTAGATGTTCTTCAATGTCATTAATAGCAGTTATTACAGGACCATCACAGCCTTGT